GCAAAAACGCGCCCCGCAAATGCGCGTCCCACAAATTCGCGTCCCACAAAAACGCGTCCCGCAAATCCGCGCCCCACAAATACGCGCCCCACAAATCCGCGCCCTGCAAAAACGCGCCCCGCAAATTCGCGTCCCGCAAATCCGCGCCCCACAAATTCGCGCCCTGCAAAAACGCGCCCTGCAAATTCGCGCCCCGCAAAAACGCGCCCCGCAAATCCGCGTCCTGCAAAATCGCGCCCTGCAAATTCGCACCCCGCAAATTCGCACCCCACAAATCCGCGCCCCGCAAATTCGCGCCCTGCAAATCCGCGTCCTGCAATTGTGCTTCTTTCAAACATGATTTGTTTTGTACAATGTCCTCTTTTGTCATTTTGTATGCGTCCTTTATAGCATAACAAAAGCCTAGCAGATTTGCTAGGCTCTTGTCAAGCGGAAACTTTGTTTGTGTGAGCTACTTTTTCACGCTCGTTTTTGTTCCCGCTGTCTCGTTGTTTGCGCCGCTTTTCAACTTGATTTCAACAATCTTGAAAGCGCGATAGGTATTTCCATCCTTACTCTTTCGCTTCTCGCCTTGCTTAAATTCAAAATACTTGCCAACATAAGAGTCAGACGGGTAGTTGTTTCGTAATTCACTCTTGATTACAGAATTGCCTATTAGCCTACCTTCCTCACCTGTTTGCAGGTTGACAACATCGGCAACTTCCATTGGTTCCTTCTGTATGACTTGACCTTCTTCATTCTTAGTCCGGCGAGTTCGGAGTGTAATGCTTTCGTCAATCTTGAAGGCAGTTTCAAATTTCAGGTACATTGCGGAACCATCTTCGGGAATAACGAAAAACTCTTTAGTAACATTATTGACAACTTCAAATTGGATTTCATGCATTTTGTAGCGCGTCCTTTTTCGCGCATCTTTAGGATAGCAGAGTATGGTTGATTGTTAACAACTATTTTCATAATTTTCAACTATTTTGCGCGTTTTGGTTCGGAGTGATCGCCGTCACAATGTGACCTACTCCTACAATGACAATCGACGCTACCGGGTGATGGGAAACGAATTGCAAGACAACACTTTGAATTTGAGGATTCATCAACATTGTAGTAATGAGCGTGATAATCGCGCTTGCAATCATGGCAGGATTTTTCATGTTAATTCCTTTCTGGATTTGATCTGTCATTTTATTTAGCGCGGACAGCAAGCGCAATTTATCAAACAGTGATAGGTTCATTTAGTCCATCCTGAAATAGCTCCAGCAGTATGCTCAGCAACAGATAAAGTAGTAGGTAACCAACAATAATCTTTTTGTGCTTTCAAACACAATACATCGTATGTTGTATCGACTCCTACAAGGGACATAGATAAACTCCATGCAAATTTAGGTTGAGTAGGCATCAAAGGATTAGCTTCTAAACATGTTCCTTTATTTAAACAGTGTTGTGTTCCTTCTACGTCGAAAGATGCCGCTACAATATTCAATCCGGTGCGAGCAACAAACCACCAATTGATGTGATGCTTTCGTTGCGCTGAAAGTGTAAACGAATTAAGAAACAAACACAAACACAAAAAGTATTTCATAATCATTCCCATGCAAAGCATTGCATTGGTATCGTGTTGCCTATCGCTCCAAGCTCCGTTCTGTTGTCAATCACATATGTAAATTGAGTTGATGTTGTAGGAGTCGAGCTATAAGGATTAACGATAAATCCTCCAGCAGCCGCAATTGTTCCTGCTGAAAATGGTCCCGATGAACACGAGAAATAGTACGTTCCACTAATAGTGGTTCCCCATGATTGAGTTGCCGTACATCCCTCCCCACTGTTACCATCAGTCGTAAACGTGCAAGAATTACCTGCCCATGATGCTACTAGATTATGCGTACTTTGAGTAGGAGAACTCATCTGCCAATTTGTACCATCACAATATACAGGAGCGTTATAGCTTCCATGTCCTATATATAATCCTGTCAAATTTGTTGCATCGCTAACCCAAGTATTACCTAATCCAGAACCACAAACAGGTAATGGATTAGAAGTTGCATTATATATCAATCCCGGTTGCAATAAACCATAATTAACACAAGTACTATTTAAGTCGTTACATAAAAGTCCGTTATATGTTCCACTAACAGAAATCGAATTTTTTATTGCAACCGTTCCATTCACAAAATATTCACCAGATATGACTAGATTATTGAAGTATGAGCCATTTAAATTAACTCCCTCATATGGGCTACCTCCTCCAGTTATCGTTGTATTTAAAAATAAAGAACCTATCAACGTCATATTTCCAGAATTTAATGTACTATTTGCGCCACATGCACTATCCAAAAAATAAAGATAAATTGCACCCTCGATATAACAATTTCCACCAAAGACAGAATCAAATACAGATAAATTTAACAAACCACTATTCGAATAAATAGAATTGTATCCTGTTGGTCCGTCCCCATAATCAACTAAATTTATCAAGGAAACAACTCTAAATTCGTCAACATCCAAAAATGATGGAGTTCCACTCGATGATGTTAAATCAAAATATCCATTCTGTATTTGTAAAAATTGCTGTGAGTTTTGTAGTCCTTTTATTCCTGTTGTAGTTCCCGTGTAATCGAGTACACTTCCGTTTAAAATTATGTTTAGATTATTATTGTTTTCAATTAACGTTGATGCAAAGTTACATTGTTGAACATTTGATGCAGTAGAAATAGGTAGTTTAATACAACTATTATTATCCATTGCCGATTGAATAGCAGCACTATCATCTGTGGTTCCATCACACGCTGCATTGTAAGGTGCATCTGTAATCATAGCGCATGATGCGGGAACACTAGATGGAGCATTGGCACATCCACTCGCATCACCTTTAATGAATTGTTCATTTGTGCAACCAATAACTCCTACTCCACCTTGCGCGACAATTGGCCCTTTATAGTACGTTGTACCCGGAGGCAATGGTGGCGCTAATGGAGTTTGAGAATGTATCCTTGCACAGTCAAGCAAACTCAACATAAGAACGATTGTTTCAGCGATTAAAAGTTTCTTCACAGTTAGTCCTTTCATGCTGCTAATGCAACTCCCTTTTTAGCAGTAGATACGATTGTATCTCTAACAGTACTGAAACTAAAGATAGCTCCAGCGATTAGAACCAATCCAATTAGTACGCTTACAACATTCGCAGAACTACTAGATAACCACGTTTCAAAACTTCCAAATATACCACTACTCGACGCGCTACCTGTTTGCGAACCAGATGGAGTGGTCACAGTAGTTGTATTGTTAGATGGATTGAGACTGATAGATGTACCCGGTCCCAATTCCGTTGTTAAACTAGGGTCCGGTATAGCAAAGTTGTTTGATGAACCTAATGCTTGATCCGATAATTGCGAAAGTGGAGTTGATGGAGAAACACCTAATATAGATGATACATTGTTTCCAGCGTTAGTATCTCCCCCTGTATAAACACTTTCAAATTGTGCTAATGACATTCCGGGCGAGTATGTTGTGCTATTTCCAGATGCGTCATAAGACAACTTATTTAATAGCGCGTTCCATCCATTCTCTACACTTCCAAAATCAAGCATATTCCCGCTCGCATCTTCCAATGCGCCCGGATTGTTTGGATACTGCGAATTTTCTTCTTGTGCAATTGCACTTGCAAGCGCGTTATATGTTGTACTCATTATTGCACCGTTGAAGTAGCAGCAGGAACAGTTATTAAAACAGCAGGACTAATCGAAGCATTAGCAATGCTTTGCCCAACAGAAGTTGTAGGAGTTGATGGAAACGTTGTTACAGGAGTTGTAGACGTTACCGGAGTTGTGCTAGTTGTAGTCGTTGATGGAGAATTTGTAGTCGTTGATGTATTCTGAACGGGACTCGTCGTTGCAACAGGAGGATTAAGGATACTTGCAATCAAACTCTGTAAAGACGTGTTTCCTGTATCTACTGTTGGGCCACTTACTTCTGCTGAATTGTCAGCCGATTGCAATTGACCCTGTTGCAGTAATTGTTCTGCTAACAGAGCATCATTATTGCTTTGCGATGATTGATTGGCAGCGTTTGACGCTTGCACGCTTGATTCATAATTTTTGAACCAATACCACGCGCCAAAAAGCACAATTGCCCCACCACCATAATACAGATACTTTTTATCGAATTTCATTTGAACATTCCTTGTAAAACTCGATTGACAAAGTTTCCTTTAGGAACTACATTTCCGCCACTTGTATTGGGCCACGCTATCTGTACACTGTTTGGTTGAGTTAGTTGTACTTTAGTGAGCGTACCGCCCGGCACGCGTGAAGTATACGGGTTCGATACTTGAAAGTTATTTGCCATAATAGAACCTCATATTACGCGAACAATCCAGAAAAGATATTAGATAATCCTCCTGCAACACTATTCACTATAGATGCCGTCCCTGCCTGACTGGCAGCATTATAACCAACATTCGACGCGCTGGCAGCAGTGGCAGCAGTAGGAGAACCTAGAATAGTATCAATGATGTTTGTTGCATTAGCAGAAATATTAGATGGAGTCAATAAATCTGCTGTCGCACTGGGCAAAACAGAAGTCGCCACCGATGTTTGATAAGCATAATTCTTGTTTACCAAATTTGTTTCTGCATTAACTTGTGACTGTTGCGCTGCTAGTTCTGCATTGATAAGTGTATCCTGTACCTGTCCTGTTGTTGTTGTTTGTAGATTTACTGCGTTTGCTTCTGTTTGTGCTTCTGTATTTTGAGCGTTATATTGCGCTACTGTAGCGGCCAATGCTGCTGCTGCTTGATTATTCGTTGCTTGAGTTTGTAATGCAGCTTGATTCTCTGCTACTTGTGCTTGTGCTTGTACTGCTTCATTTTGTGTGTTTAATGATGCCTGTTGCAATTGGGCATTAGCAACGGTTGCTAGATCAGAACTCGATCCAGATGAACCAGAACGAGAAAGTAACCATACGACAATACCTACTCCACCAGCAACAGACGCGGAAATTGCTGGATGTTTCTTGATCCAATCAAATGCTGGATTAGACATAATTTCTCCTATGTTTGAACAGCATCATATTCAGCAGCAATAGAAGTTTCATCAAGTTGAGGCGAACGTCCAGCAAAACCCGCAACAGGGGGAGTTAATCCCTGTCCGAATGTAATAGACGTTCCCCCAAGTCCTGCCACGATCGCACCATCAAGCGCAAACATGAGCGGACCTTGAGTTGTTAATACCTGTTGATTATAGATGCGTCCTGTATCGCCTTTCCAGTCCTGTACTCTATCCATCAAGTCAGTTTGCCAAATAGAATTGGCAGCACCACTATCAGCATATTGGATAGCAGGAATATAATGGCTTAAAGTTGCATCATGCGATTTTGGATTAAATGCAGATTTAAGACGCGCTAGTAAATTCATTGCACATCCTCATAAATTACGAAATCGAGCTAAAGGAATTAAGAGAACCTAGTGAACCAAGTCCTCCCCCTGTTACTGGTGCTTCTGCTGCTGACAGCGCATTACCAAATGCAGAACCAGCAGCCGAAATGACGTTTGATGTTTTTGCATTGCTTCCCACTAATACCGCGATAATAGCAACTCCAACAATCGCAGTAGCAACGGTAACAACTCCACCTATCAATTGGTCACTCATACTGTTATTCCTTCCGAGTTTATTTGTTGTAACAAATTATCACTTGATGTTGTTGGATTCGATGTTGTAGAACCAAACACGTTAGATAGTTGAGTAAAGATTCCTTTATTTGAAATAAGGAATACTATAATAACAAGAGCCATAAATGCTCTTGATATTGGCCGCAAATTTGGAACATATCCAATTGAACCAATTAACAGAATTGCAAGTAACCATTTCCAAAAAGGATCATTACCTGTAAAATCTCCTTTAACGAGAGAAACTAGGGAAGGATTTCCTTGTGTTACTCTTCCCCGTACTCCTGCAACAATTAAGATTAAACCAAACAATCCAAATAGAATTGGCATTTTATTTTAGTCCTAACACTTGCAAATATCCTGTTAATTCACCGCGTGCAATAATGAACGCGATAAATCCAATTGCTATAAATGCACCTATCCAATTAGTTTGAGACATAGTATCTCTCACGATTACAATTAGAACATAGATGTGTTCTCACCCAACATTTCATTAAATACCTTTGATAACAAGTAATCACATTCCAACCTTGGACAATACACTCGTTCCATAGCTAGGATACTTACTCGCAAAAAGCCAAACGATAACGAGCAACAGAATAATTCCCCAATGCCATGATTTCATAACTTTTTTCTCCCTTTCCGTTTGAGTTTGTTAAGTGTTCCGTATACATACGCATTAGTTCTTTTCTTGCCTAGTCCGAATTTCTTAGCTCGCCTTTTAAGTTTGCGCTCCACCTTAACAGGCATATTAGTGTGTTACAACAGCAGGAACAGCAGAAGCAGCAGGAGCAGCAGGAGCAACAGGGGCAACAGAGTTATAAACATCTGCAAGCAAATTAACAATCTTGCGCGTGTTTACATCTTTACTCTTATTGGCCGCAACTCTAAGAGCAGCACTATATACGCTGTCAGTTACAGGAGTAGGTGCGTTAATACCTTCCATAACGTCTGCAATATCGTTCAATGCAACGCGGACGCTAGTATCGGTACTAGCGTTTGCCTTTGCACGGAGAGCAATTGATTCTGGAGTTTTTGCCATTGGTTATCCTTTCCTTATTCAGCCATTTTGATTACTGTTGACCATAGAAAAGAAACGATTAGAACAAGCACGAGAAAACCTGCCCAATCGCTTACAGTTTCTTCAGAGTTTGATGGATGCCATATCCAAGAAAAAACCTTGGAAATAATTCCCTGTCCATAATTCATATTTATCTCACTTTCCGCACCCGGTATCTATTCCCCATAGTTCGTAGATACCGGATGCGTGAGCGGGCGGGAAAGGACGCCAATACCGCCCGCAACTCGATATTACTTGTTAGCTGGAAGTGAAGGAGCCTGACTGATCTGGTTCTGATACGCAATAAATTCACTCATAACATATGCGTAACTGGAACCTCCCGCTGTAATGGGATTGATATCCAATTGCATGTTACCGTAATTTTGAGTATCAATCGGCTTTTCATAAGTCTTATTGATGTAAAGACCATTGAAAAGATCAGTCATCATTTCTTCACGCATAGTACGTTTCAATTCGAGTGGCGCAACTTTCCAAATGTTAGTGAAGTTAGCCGCTACTTGTGCAATGTAACTAATATCACTACCATTGTCAGTTAATCCACCATCTGTACCAGAATTGTTATAGATAAAATTCTGTGACAGATATTTACGATAGTTAGCATACGGAATATAATAATCTTGTCCCGTTGTAAAGTTAGTGAAGTTAGTATAAGTCAACTGATAGACAGTTGAAATATCCAATGGAGGCAGAACAAATGCCCCATTATTGGTTGGCAATTGATCATAGTATTCTTGATAAACATTTACCGTAACAGAAGAGATACTCGACTCTCCGGCTCCGTTCGGATCATAGAAAACAGCAAACGTAGAATCACCAGCTTCTGGAGCTGGATTAGGATTGATCTGCAATTGCAAACTAAGTTGCGCTCCATACACTCCGAGAAAAATAGAGCCTCTCAAGTCTTTACGAGAGATAGCAACAGGAATCTCATATACGCAACGTGCCGAACCTGTTGCAATATTAGTAGGCGGAGTCGCATACGCGAGCGGAACATTAGCGCCAATTTGATTAGCCGCAAAACTCTGTCCTGCTGTAAATGCAGTTCCCCAAGGATAATGACGCTTCATAGTGGACACAAGATTAAAATGTACTCCACTTGAATTATGACGTTGGTTATTCTGCAAGTCAGTAAATTGAATATTGCTAAGCAAATTAGGGGCACCAATATCAGTTACAACAGTAGTCGCACCATTGGCAATTTCCGCAAACGTTGCAGTTACTTCCACAATGAATCTTGTCAGCAATCCAGCCATGCGTACAAAGTTTCCACCAATATTAATGATATTGTTAATGCTTGCGGGATCACCAGTAAACGTGTAAATCAATTGCTTTTTAAGAATCGAGTTCTTAATCAACTGTTGTCTCGCAGCATCATTGTATTGCTGCAAACTCATTCCACCACTCACAGCGGACGAACTAGCTCCAGTTCCCGCTCCCGTATTTGTTGATGCTACATTAGCCATTGCTTATCCTTTCGAGATAGTTACAGAAGACGGATACTCCACCATTATTGACGGACATTCCTACCTTCTAATGCGCGTCCTTCACGCAAGATTTAACTTGCAGGTTCAATTCCTGCTAGACTCAATAATTCATGTCCAGCAATCGCAGCAATTAAAAGCATAAAGAAAAAAATAAACCAATTCAAAGGATGAGAAAGAATTTTAGTGTTAACTAGTTGCATTGGTTGTACTCGCTTTCCCCTGCATATATTTTTGCAGGAGTCCTAGCGCGCCAAACATAACTAGCGCCATTAAAACAACAGTTATCCAGTTAGCAAAATTCCAACTGATAATATTGTCACTCTCAAAAATTGCCATTAAACTAACTCCTTTCTCCGAATTAAATTACTTTGCGCTGTGGTTCGATGCGCGAGTTTATACGATCTAAAATCTTTTCAGCAGAAGGCATAGGTTTAAAATGATAGTTCAAACGTCTAGGAACATCATAGTAAAAGGAATGATACTGTTCCAAATTTACATTTACAGGCAAGTGTTCTGCAAATTGAGTAACGGTGATTTGATCCCGTTTATCTGACAGTCCGAAATACTGAATAAATGTTGCTTCTGAAACAGCAAAACGGGAAACGAATACTGGACGTTGAACCAGCATAATTACAGGTATATGCTTACTTCTGCCTTGCGTCAAACACGCATCTATACCATCCCCTGTGCCAAACATTAATCCTTCGTCTATCCATATGCCAATGTTCTCTCTGTCCCAAATATCGAGCAACATTTTATCAAGCAATGGAGCATCAGAAGGAATAGGATTAACAACGTATATACCGGGACGTTTCGGGATCTCTCCTACAGGAATATAATTAGCTCCATCAATACCAGTAATTAACTCTTCTCGTTTTGGATCAATCACAACGAATGGTCTAACATCAAATGACGCGTTCGATAAATGCCATAATGCAGCATGAGTTTTACCGGAACCAGTAGGACCGATTACAGTTATCCTGTCCCGCGGTCCCGGTAATCTAATCTTGCCACCATCAATTGGAATGATTCTTGCCATTTATTGAGTTACCGTACTTTGATGTGAACTAGGAAATTCAGTCACATTTCTTGTGCGATTAATCTTTTCCTCTTTAATGCGATTACGGACCGCTACAATGCGTGGGAAATAAACAAGAGCCAACGATGCAATTAGATTGATTTCACTTAATCGTTTTGCGCTTAAAACAGGTACATCGTGATACTCACAAAATGTAGAGTAACTATCAGAAAGTTTTTGCGCCTCATCCTGAGACAAGCACAATTCTGGAGTTCTCAAAAATACAGATGCCCAATTATGAGCCATTAACAAAAATGGAGCTATAGTTTCTTGCGCCTTCTTTGCTCCTGTTGTGCGCTTGTTTGGGCCACGCTTTCTACGCTTTCTGGTTCCGTCACCACTACTGTCTGATTCTCCGGTACCGTTTGCAATATACTCTCCGAGTTGCTCGGGGTCAACCTCAACGATACGGACACTGCCAATGCTGCTAGCGTCTGATTCCCGCTCGTTACCATTTCCGTCAACGCTTGAATCAGAGTCCGAGACTCCTGCAATGCTGTTTCCTGTGTCTGTCTGTTCAACTCCATCTGCTGTTGAAACAGTCCCATCATTTCCTGCAATTTTTGATTTGTCGCGTCTAAGCGTTCTGTTAGCCATTGATAATCCTCTTCTACCTGTTGCGTCGTTTCGTTAATTGGTTCCGAAGTCTGTACTGTTGTTTCCACTGTTTCCACCGTTGTACTCTCTGACATATTCACTCGATTCTAGTTGCGCTCTTTCCATCCCATCAGAGAGCAACTTTTCCAGTTCTTTAGAATCCATCGTTTCAAGTTTGATTTCAATTCGTTTCAAGCGTTCGTTACTTTCTTGTACCATGTCACACATTGTTTCAACTTTCTGCAACAATGCTTTGACATTTTTAGGGTCCAATAATTGCTTGATAGCATCTGTTTGTATTCCCATGCTTTCAAGCATCATTTCCATGCCAGATTTCATTACGCGTCCTTTCGATTAGTCAGCCAAAATTAGAGCATCAATTCCAGTTTGATACCATGGAGGAACATCAAAATTAAAAAACGTCAAATTAAGTTTGCCTATATTCGCGGAAGATGGATTGATGCAAGCCAATTCTACTATATCATTTAGATCAAAATAAAATGGTACAACTCCCTGTACTATCATCGACATTGGTACATAACTACTAGTTACACCACCTACTGTCGAGCTTACTATTGGCAAATTTTGAGAACGAATAAATACCATTTGACCAGTGCGTTGATTAAATATAACGCATGATGGAATATACAAATAACGTAATTTTGCAATGTTAAATTGATAATCATTTCCAGCAAAAAACGGTCTAAAACTAAAGCCCATAGATCGTCCAGAACCAAAATTACTTGAGATTTGCGATGATTGTAAATTAAGTGTATCAAATTCTACTTCGCCAATTAAAGGTGTACCAACTAAATCTTCAGGTTCCGTAGATAAATAAGGTTTATTAATAGCGCTTGTTGTTAATGATATAAATCTACCTGTTTGAGAATAATCAATAGAAAAACCTAGTGAATTACCACTTGTTTGTGATGGAGAAATCTTAGAAGTAAAACCACCTAGCAATGACATATTATTTCCCCCATCCATACAGCAAACCAATAATAGGTTGATACCCTGTTCCGTTTGTTACACTCGACTTTAGAAAGCGTACAGAAGGCAATAAATAGCTTGATCCTTTAAGATGAATCGAAGCAATAAATCCACTGTTCCATTCCCATCCTGTATTCGTTCCACTAAAACTTACTCCAGCAGAAGTAGGAACATAAATAGGTACGTTATGAATTACTGCTATCTGCTGTGCAACTCCGATACCAACGTTTGTATTAACGGTGAAAGGTTTCAACGTGTTAGGCAAAGCATCAACAGCAGTAAACGCATAAGTGTTTAATGCTCCTGCATTATTCGTTAATACATGAGCATATAAACCAGTGCCGGCAATGGACGGAGAACCACCAATACTGTATGATAATCCAGCACCATATAAATTTTGCATTGGCTGTGGAGTTGTTACAGTTTGTGCATTTGCTCCACAAACAAAAACTCCTAGAATTAACTTAACCAATAAAGTCTTTTTCATTATCTGTCCTTTCAATTCGTTTCTTGCGTCGATACTGTATTCGTTTGTGTTTGATTTTGTGTTTCACTCGCTTGTGTCCATAACGCAATTTCATTTTTGCGACGCGCGAGAAGTCCTTTATCAATGACTCCATTGCTATAAATCCATCTGCCAATTTCACTAGGTACACTAGCAAAGTCCCTAGAGTTAAGTCTCGACAGAAGATGAGAACACGCGAACGCATTGACTCCAATGTTATATGCGAAAATAACCATAGCATTAAATTGACCCTGATTTAAATTTACTGTAATCAATTCAGAGAGTCTATTAGAAATAGCGTCCGTGGTTTTTTGAATCCATTCTTTAGCTTGATCTAATGTACAAATTGATTGCTCATTAAATGTAGGATTATGCTGTCCATATCCCAGAGCCCATCCGTTCGCATCCCAATATGCAGTTAGAGAGCATGTTTCAAATGCTTCTAAGTGGGAAAGTCCATTATCGTCAATAGTCATCGGTGGTTGCATTTTCGGCCCTACAAGGCCATTATACGCTCACTTACTATATTGTCAATAAGTATTTTAAACCAACATTTCTATATCTCTATGAATGAATCGAGTTCCGCGTTTAAGTGAGAAAGTAGGTGCATCTTTTTTCCATGTAACTTTTCCTCCATTAGCAACTAACTCAATTTGTTCTGGAGTTAGTCTAACCCCTTTACATGCCATTTTAACACATTCACCATTATTAAATAGTGCATACAATTTGCGTCCAGCCAATGCGAATTTATCGCCTACCTTTTCTGTTTTCCATGCCCCTAATTTGTAATCATCATATTCCACATTCGTTCCTAGTGACTCGCAGATGATTGAGTCAGTATCACAGTATAATGGTCGTTTTGCTTGTGCTAATGCTCGAATCAAAAATGAACGCGAACATCCTGTTATACTCGCCCCTGTTGCCACATTGTATCGAGTCACATCCTTTGATTCCTTAGACCATAAAACAGAATCTCCACAAATGAAATCTTCCACATATCCAGACACATACACTCCTAATGGCTTTATCAAATAGTCTTTATAATTATATGGGGATTGAGCAAACTTACCATAACCAGAATTGCAAACTCGTTTATAAAAACTGGCGAACAACTTATCACCATTTAATTGAGCTTGTTTGCGCTTACCATGAAACTCATCTATAAATTCGTCAAAGCATCCTATTTTATCAAAGTCAACACACTCAAGAATTTTGTACGTTTTGAATTGATCTGTTTCAATCGCTGCATTGTATTCATGAATACTTACATTGAATATCGCTTCCCCTATAGGAAAAGATAGTCCACCATCATCAGTCCTAACAGGGAAACAACCATTAGAATAACCAATAACAGAGAGAAAGAATGTTTGATCTGATATTCTATTAGTGAATACAGGAGAGCCGATAGGATGCAAATAATTACGCATAGATGTAGGATAACATTGATTAATATCATAGCAATATAATCTTTCATTCTCGTTTGGAGTTATGATACCTTTTTCAAAACATTGTACCCTACCACCATAATAATAGCGCGAACGAATCCTAGAATCGTCTTCCGCACTTAAAGTATCAAATTTATGTAGACGCTTAATCTGTTTCATTGCTGTAGCGCCAATAGTTAAATTGTCCCCAAATTCACTCCAGAATTTTGTTACTATCTCATACAAATAAACACAATCACCGCGCATATATGAAATGATTTTAGATTTGTATTTGTTGCGTGTTTTCTTTTCAAGTAATGTAATATCTATTTCATCCTTTTTGTATGTTGCTAATGCTTCTGGATAAATAGCGTAACTATCTCTCCACTCGTGACCTAATCCATATGCTTTAATGATGCGCGAACTAATAATCGCCATCTTACCATCAAACCAATTAAGAGTAAGATAGAAATCGAATCTGCCTCCATTATGAACGTAAATTATACCGGAAGGCAAATTACTAATAAATTCGCGCATCTTTATAAGGCAATTTTCGCCCCATTCGTAATGCCAATTTTCACCATCATAAATACCGCATGAAAACACTTTCGGTATTCGTCCATAGGAGAATGGATCAGTTTCAGTATCGAAAGTGTAAATAGTTTTCATTTATCATCCTTGTTATTTGTTAATGTGAATGTTAGCCAAAATATGCAAAGCATGATTAGCCATGTATCAACAAACCATTTTAGCGCGTGCATTGTTTTAACATCCTTTCTGGCAAAACTGAAATCTCAAACTGTTGGCCATTATAACTAATAAATACGCTTGCTTGTGATTGTCTAACGTAATGGTCCTTGAATACAACACAATTGTTGACGATCTCAATCGAACATAATTCAATACTCCTGCCTCTATCAGTAAAGATTTGTTCAACTGCAACATCATTTTCAGGATCAATATCCTTTAACACTGCCAACACTTGTTTTACTTTCATGCCATGCCTCCTAATGTTTCCATTGCAGCTAACTGTTCTTTAGTAAGAGAGTATTCTTTTATCGCTTGTTTGTGGGAATCATATACAATGACTCCGTGACCATTACATGACTTGCAAAGTTTGCCATGATACAATCCAGCACCATCACAATGTAAACAAGTATGCTCCGATTCATAATTACTCTGCAATGGAACAACTCCATTCATATTCGTTTTGCAAGTCACGTTAATTTCTCCTTGTGATGATTTTGGGTTTCTCAATTTCAGGTTCTTTCATCCCAATTGGAAATACTGTTATCGTATGTCCACAAATAGCACAACAAATAATCCGTAGAATCATTTCATCTGGAGCGTCGATGTTGTGAGCTATTAAAGGTAATGGACGTTCTCCACAACCATTACATTTTGGAAGTGGTAACTGTTGCCTATCTCCGTTAATTATTTCAATTCCCATTATTTTTGTCCTTTCAATTTGTTAATTTTTGCTTGCAACTTTTCTCTTTGTTTTTCTGCCTTTCTCCGTTCACTCTCTCGTGCTTTCTGTATTGCTTTCCTCTTCGATTCTTTCTCTTTCTGTTGGAACATCTTTTTAACGTCTTTGCGTCGTTTCTCAATTACATCTGTTTGTTTACCGCGTTCAACATCATACTCATAATTACTATTGAATCTAATTATTTCGATGTCACCTAAAAAGTCTTCCGTCGAATCCTCCCCCATATAGCGAACCATATAGGATTGTAATTCTGCAAATGACTTAAATACTTTTCTGCCTAATGCTCTGCCTGTATGCTTTTTACCATCCGTTCCAATATAACGATACGGAACACTTACAGTTATCCTTTCATTAGGTTTTAAATAACCGTTACCAATATCTGACCACGACTTCTTATCAGTAAGAAAGTCGATTATATTTTGCTTTTCAATGTTGCTTAATTGACGTACTGTATAAGTTGCTTTTTCTGGATTTAGTTTTCTTCCAGATATTTGTGCTTCTAAGTTTTTAACACGCGTTTGTGCCTTTTTCTTAGCTCGTTCCGTTTTTGCAGATTGTATCTGTTTCTCTGTTTGTTTTTTCTTTAGTTGTAAATCTGCTAAAACTTCTCTCTTTGTTGCCTTGCGTGTTTGCTTCTGTAATGCTTCTTTTGCTTCTGCTAGAGTCTCGAAACTCTCACCTAAAAATCTTTCGAGTTTCTCTAGTTCTTTCTCTTGTATTTGTTCCTGCTGTTTTGTGCTTCTGACAATGCTCTTTAAGGCGCGCTGAATATACTTGTTTGTGTCTTTGATACGCTTGTTCTGGCCGCGTTCGGCAAGTCGTATCTGTGAGCGCAACTTTGCGAGATCAGCAGTGAGTTTCTTTTCTGCCTCTAGCAATATTTCAAGTTGTGTTTTCTTTGCCAAAATTCTCCGTTATCCCCAACAAACTAAAGGCTTTAGTCTGTTAAGAGCAATACTATGCACCCTAGCCCCATCCGTCAATCCCCTTTATGTTGTGTGTAATCAACTACATAGGACAAACCATTGTATAAGTAGCAGACTACATAGGGTCCGATAGGACCTATATCATGTTTGGGTCAATCTGTCAAGAGAAAGTTTTGAACATTTTCAAGAAAGATTTCCACAGATATTACACTAAAGTGGGAGTATATTTTACATTTTATTGTTGACATATCCTGGCAAATAAACGATACTTTAAGAGTAGAAGGAATCCAAAACGAAAGGACGAAAACAAAATGACAAAAGAGGACATTGTACAAAACAAATCATATTTGAAAGAAGCACAATTGCAGGGCGCGGATTTGCGGAGCGCGAATTTGTGGGGCGCGAATTTGTGGGACGCGCATTTGCGGGGTGCGAATTTGCAGGGCGCGAATTTGCGGAGCGCGAATTTGTGGGGCGCGAATTTGCAGGACGCGAATTTGCAGGGCGCGAATTTGCAGGACGCGTATTTGCGGGGCGCGAATTTGTGGGGTGCGAATTTGCGGGGCGCGGATTTGCAGGGCGCGTTTTTGTGGGGCGCGAATTTGCGGGGCGCGTATTTGCAGGGCGCGAATTTGCAGGACGCGGTTTTGCAGGGCGCGTATTTGCAGGACGCGCATTTGTGGGACGCGAATTTGTGGGACGCGCATTTGCGGGGCGCGTTTTTGCAGGAAGGTAGAATCAAGCATATCCGAGTAATCAATGGTGCATATAATTATGTAATTTACTGTATTATGTTTGAAGATAACACTAAATGGATTCGTATGGGATGCTTATTTAAAACTATAAAAGAATGGGAAAATGTTGGAATTGAGAATAGTAATATTAATGAATTTCCGAATGATGGTTCTAAAAAATCAATACAACGAGTATTTGCATTTGAATTAGCTAAGAAAACCTGTTCGCTTTTCGATTAGTTAACCGTTTCCTCCAACGGTTGCCCCAACGGGCACGTTCCTTCCCTGCCAAGTGGAACACGTGCCCGTCCCCCTTCCTCCAGTCTACAGACCGGAGTTGAAAATAAATTCCCAATTCAATCGAGTTTGGCAATCGAATTGCTAGGGGCTGAAAACTGCGCGTGTTTTCATGCCCC